TATATCTTCAGCACAAAACTCTGCACCAGTAGCAGCAAATTTTTCAGCATTTTCTGCCACAATACCAAATGGTTATATTTGGGTAGATAAAGATGCATCTGCTCCAGTTGGATACTTATCAGCAACATCTCTTTATACAGCAACACAGCCAACAACTGGTTTAGCAAATGGTGTAATTTGGATTAAAAAGGGATCATCTCCTATAGAAATGTATGTTTATAATGGAGATACTAGTAGTTTTGATCAGGTGATTTAATGCCAACTTCATTTAATTACGATGGAAAACCAGGGTATATTTATAATGCAGCAGATGATACTTGGTATGAATTGTCTGGAAAAACAGATACATCTGGAACTTTTGAATGGGCTGGACCACACACTCATTTATCAACACTTACTGTTATAGAACATCTTGTTGGAAAAAAGGGTATAAACAACTATCTTAATCCAGCAGCAAGAGATGCATCAATTACATCCCCAGTTGCTGGAACAATATGTTTAATAAGGCAGAATTCTAGCGGAACAACAGTTAACGAAATTCAATATTATGACGGTGCTGAGTGGAAAACTTTAATTCCAAGTCAAACTGGAAAGGCTGGAAAAGTACTACAAACAGATGGTATAATTGCATCATGGCAAGACGCAAGCGGAATGCCAGATATTTTTTTACTGATGGGAGGATAATAAATGGCAACAACTTATAAAGTACTAGGACAATCAGCACCAGCAGCAACAACATTGACTACTCTTTACACAGTTCCTTCAGCAACTTCAACAGTTGTATCAACAATAACTGTCGCAAATCAAGGCGGATCAGCAGCAGCATATAGAATTGCAGTTAGACCTGCAGGAGCATCAATAGAGCAAAAACAATACATTGCTTATGATGTACCAATTGATGCACTAGATACTATAGCATTAACAATAGGTATAACTCTTGCAGCAACAGATGTTATAAGTGTATATGCTTCAACTGCAAACTTTTCATTCCATGCCTTTGGATCAGAGATCACAGCATGAGTTTAAGAAGCCTTAAAAGCGGAACCATTAGAAAGTTACGTAACGGAAAAGCCTTAGTTACACCACCAGAGGCTCCCGCTATTGGTACTGCAACCAATGAAGTAAAAGATCGTCCTGTTATAAGTTTTACACCATCAAATACAGGTGTAACGGCAACATCTTATACTGTTACATCTAGCCCAGGATCATACACTGCAACTGGCAATACAAGCCCAATTACTTATCCGCAAATGGGTATTCCTAGTGGATCTTATAATTTTACTGTAACTGGAACCGCTTCAACTGGAACTGGCCTTGCCTCTCAAATAACTTCTCTTTTACAACTTGATGCAACTTATGTTCTTTATCAAACATTTACGTCATCAGGAACATTTACAGTTCCAGCAGGATGTACAAAGTTAGCAGTTTTTGCACTAGGTGGTGGCTCTGGTGGAAATAATGGCGCTAATAATCGTTCAAATCAAGGTCCAAATAATAACTATGAAATAAATACGCACTACACTGCAGCAGGCAGCGGAGGAGCAAGTTCTGCTATTTCTGGATTTAAAGACTTTGCAGTTTCTGGCGGACAAACATATTCAGTACAAATTGGATCAGGCGGAAATACTGCTAGTAGTGGCGGAACAACAAATTTTGGAAACCTTCTTTCAGTTGGTGGAAATAGCGTTAGTGGAAATGCATCTCCTCTCTCAACTGCAAATTCATCTGGAGGATCAGCAGGTTCTAATGGCGGAACCTATACTGCAAGATATTTTGATGGATCAACTCCTACTGACGGTAGAAGTGCAGGTAGCGTAAACAATTCACCAATTTCAATTTCTCAAAATCTTACAGATTTAGGATCAATATCAGTTAGTGGTGCAAATGGCGGTGGCGGGGGAGGTGCTCCCCGATATAATAGTAATTTAGGTGCAGGCTATGGTGGCGGAGAAACTGAAAACGGTGGCAACGCATCTTCATATGGTCAAGGCGGTGGCGGTGGTGGCCTCAAGGCCTATTTTAACAATAATCAAGAGCCAACATATGGTGGAGCAGGAGCATCTGGAGTAATTTATGTCTACTGTGGAAACTAATTGGCTAATTATTGAAAATAACCTTGTAATAAACAGCATAGTTGCTGATTCAAAATCAATTGTTGAAGAATTTTATCCAGGAAAAACAATTATTGAAGATAATGGAATTATAGGTGTTGGATGGGAAAATTTTGATGGAGTTTGGAAATCACCACGTCCAATAGACGATAGATTTGAATATGAATGGAATGTTGAAACTAACTGTTGGGTACATGAAGTACCAAAAAACATACCACTAGACTAAATACTATACATAATAAAAGGTGGGATAAAAAATGGAAATATTATTTACAAACACAATACCAGTTAACATAGAGCAGCCAAAACCTGCCAGCAAATTTATTCCAGAATGGTATAAAAATACAAGGCCATACATAGAAAGTCATACAGAAAAAAATTTAGGAATGAGAACAATTAAGCGTTGTATTCCAGTACTTGATTCTTTAACTAGCGGATATATAATTACATGTCCAGCAGATGTAATGGTAACTTTAAAAGATGGGCCAGATGGACAAAAATATCAATTTTTTCAATGGTCTGCCTGTAATTTAATAGATTTTCATCCAATAGAGCAAGCACCGCAGCATCCAATGGCTAAACCATATCAATATCCAAAATTTAATAATCCGTGGTCAATTAAAACTCCAAAAGGGTACTCAACATTATTTGTGCAGCCATTTCATAGAGATTCTATTTTTACTATTTTGCCAGGTATTGTGGATACTGATATGTACACTGCTCCAGTAAACTTTCCATTTGTATTAAATGATCCAAATTTTGAGGGGCTTATAAGCCAAGGAACTCCAATTGCACAAGTAATACCAATAAAACGTGACAAATGGTCAATGGCAATAGGTAATAACAAAGACTATGAGGCGCAAGACAAGGTTTCATCAAAGTTACAAACAAGGTTTTTTGATCGGTATAAAACTATGTTTTGGGGAAAAAAAGAATACACATAAAATTTTATATTTTACAAGGATATTTATTATACCAATCTAAATACCTTGGACCATTCACAGAACTCCAAGACGACCAATCTTTTCCGCCTTTTGTCATATGAAAAGCAATTTTTGAATTAACTACTGGATTAAACAATTCAACATTAGATTCAAGATTAAACTTTTCTCTACGATTAGGACCAAGTTCTCCTATCATATTTATTTGAAATACTCCATAAGAACTATCTCCAGTCTCTGAGTTACCATTAAAGGCAAAAGGCCTTCCGTTAGATTCAGCCTTTGCAATTGCACATGCCGTTCTTAATTTATCACCTTTAAACCCTATAGCCTTTAATAGGTCAACTAACTGAATATCGGTTAATTTATGAGCATTTTCATATTTTTGTAATATTTTATCCTTAGAAACCAGAAAAGCCACCTCTTGGGTGGCAACTGCCTCTGTATCACTTTTAATCAATAAATTATTATCATTAGATGCCTTGGCAGATGCAGAAAAAACGGTACCGCAAATTACCAATATTAATACCCCTAGCCAAACATTTGCTTCTCTCATTGTAAAGTACCTCCTAGAGAACAAATGCTACCTGTTGGTAGCATATATTAATTATACCATTGTTTGACCTTTTTAGTCAAATACCCTCACAAAAATAAAAAATATTTATAATATTGTTATTAGTTAATGGTATAATGATTTAGTTATGGCAACATTTAGAGGTCAGGGTGCAAGTTCTTATTCCGTTGGTTTAACGCCACCAGATGTATTATGGACAGTTGTTCGTGGTGATACTGCTTCATTTCGTGTTTATGTAACAGATGATAATAAAGATCCTTTAAGCATTCCTGATTGGACAATTGCAATGGAAATTAAACGTCCAAATACAAAACCTGGTGATTTTACAGATGATGCAGAATTAATTGTTGAACTTGAACCAGTTCAAACAGAATTAGATAACGCTGGAGAGTTTACAGTTTCTCTTACAGCAAATGAATCTGTGCTATTAGAAACTGGTGATATTTTTGATATTGAGTTAAGCGATGAAAGTAGAGTTTGGACGGTAGCCAGAGGAACCATGAAAGTTATTGAAGACGTAACAAACAGTGAGTCATAATGGCCTCCGCTATCATAATTGATACGGACAGCCATAAAGCAAAAAAAATAAGTCCTGTTAATTATCCAATATCTAAAATCATTTATAAAGCAAGAGCAGTAAAAATTAATGAAGTTTTGCCATTTAGGGTTAAATTTACAACCATTGGAATTGGTCCAGCATATGCAAATATCCCTGGTATCGGACTTCAAATTATTGGAATTAATAACTATATACTTTAACATATAATGATATAATTGCGGTATGGCAAAGATATCAATTCCAAGCGTTAAAACCAAGTTTGAAACTGGCGATAGGCCAACACAAGAAGACTACATAGATTTAATTGATAGTGCTTCTGCTAGGTCTACAGATCTTGGTTCAGATGGCAACAATGAGTTAACCATTAATGGTATTGAAAACTCAACAATTTTTGATAACTTTTCCGCAAGTGAATGGCGATCAATGAAATATATGATTTCCATTAAATATGTAGCAGGTGGTGCAAATAAGTACTACTCTACAGAAATGAGTATTCTGATTGACGGAACAAATGTTAATGTCACTCAGTATGCAACAATTGACAACGATGGGAATATTGGCACCATCTCTGTTTCAAGGGCTGGAGATACAGTTTCACTAACTGTTGTTCCAGTAGGGGGAAGTACACCGATAACTCTACGCTATATGCGTATGGGATTAAAGGCCTAACCAAGGAGATAAAAGATGGCAACCGTAACAAAAGACTTTAGAGTAAAAGCGGGGCTGGTAGTTGAGGGATCAACCGCAACTGTAAACGGCCACGATATATTAACAGAAGCATTAGTA